TGCCTGTACCAACTCCCATGGTTCCGCTGAATGTCACCCAAACTTCTATCGGGTCCGGTGTGGCGTTTGGATCGCCAAGTCGTACAACGTAAGAGGTCGTCGTATCGCAGTCTTTGAGTACGCATGTCCCGTACAAAGATCCAAGCGTGTAGGCTGCTGGGTGGCAGAGCGTTGTTGAATCGTGGTCTGCGTCAAGATATTCATCGACGATTTCACCGTCGCCATACCAGTCGCCATCAATAGGCCGATCGGATCGGTTGAAATCATCCTCGCCGATCATACACTGACCACAGCAACCACAATGGTTGCCAGCATTGAATTTGTTAGGCACCTACGCAATCCTCCCAGACAGCAATAAGCACTCCACCAGCACGAACTGCAACTATATATACGTTACCACCAACTGCAGTTGTGGAAAGATTATACACAGGAACAGAAACACTAGCAGCAGTAAGCGTATTGCTTTGGATGCTGTAAACAGTACAGTCAGCAGACGACACTGTTGTGCCCGATCTTGCTGCTATCCCTCCGCCTGGAGTAATAGCAATATAATTGATTGGGTTTTTATTGCTTTGTTGCTTTCCGCCAATAGTACCGTTGTCTATGACTTGAATCAAAGACTCAGCGTCGATTGCATTGAAACCATAGACTTTGTTAGCCATACTACGCTCTTGCTGTTCCGCTGCGAACAATGTCTAAGACCAGAGTTGTGGCAGATGATGCCACTCCCAAAATCGTGACATACCAGCCAGTGGTTACATCAGCTAGCGGCGCAATTCCGCCAGCAGTAGCCGAGACAACATAGGTCTCGCCTACGGTTAATGTGGCACCTGCTAGATAGCTTCCTGCTGTACATAATACTGCATAGCCATTTGTAGATGCACCGGTTAGGAACACGCCCAATGCAGCAGCAGTAGCACTCGATGCGTTAGCGTCAGCCTTATAGTATAAGCCATCAGTTGACTTTTTGTATGCTGGTTGACCAGCGGTCACAGTTTCGCCTACCTGAACAATGCTAATGACGCCAGTGCTTCCGATGCCAACGTTACTTGCTGTTATTGATAAATCGGCCATATTTAGAACCTCAGGAAATTTGCAAAACCGTAATCTGGATACACTTGAAAAAGTCTGTATTTAAATTCATTTGGTTGCGGATCATTTGGATCTGCAAAGGTTAATTCTTTGCCTTTTCCATCAAGAAATCCAACAAAATCTCCCCTTCCTACACCGTCTGGAAATGGAACCTTTTTATCGTTAGCGTCTCTATAGTAATCACCTTTATCAAGAACCATAAGATCCCAATCGTCCGGCCTATACATCATTCTGTATTTAGTTAATCTTCTTCTTTTCCCGTAGTAGAAACCAACAACAGAATCCATTACTCGTAAAAGCAATGTTTTAGGCGGATAGCCAAGATATGTACTGCTATTAATGATCTCAGTGCGTTCTGCTATATCTTGATCAGTTACAGTTGCGCTTTCAAATTGGTCAAATTCCCAGGCTATGATGTAACGAACTCTTGTTATGCCATCTGCAAATGGCTGTCTTGCACTGTTTGCAAAAACTTTTCCATTAATATCCTTAAATTCCTGCGTTTCGAACTTTTCAAACATTGTCCGTCTAATAGGTATCCACGTTTCCGGATCAGTGTTTGTCGGATTCTGATTATTTTGGTCTACTTCGCTGGAAAAGTTGCAAGTGAAGTCCCAAATCTTAGGATTTTCTTGTCGCCTCGATCCGGTTATGGATTTGCATAACGCAATCCCTCCGGAGGAATAAGTAATTCCAACTTGCGGCAATCCAGGGCAAAGTGATACTGCAAGCCTGCTGTCGTTATTGGAATCTGCTTCAACTATGTAGTGGTATGTTTCCTCAACTACAGTTTGCCCATTAGATCCGGTGTTTAGATTTATCTCACCTACCCGCTGTTCGCCAATGACTCGCATTATCGTATTGCTCCAACGGCATTGTCTTTAATTGCAGTCTCAATATTTTTTAGCAATTGTGCTTGATTTTGCTGTTCTTTTAATTGCCTTAGCTGTATTTCAACAGGATCATTCATCCTATTGATTACAGCATTGATTGCCTCGGCTGAACCGTATTCAAGTGCTTTCTTTGGTCCAATGTTCATCTTGCCGGAATCGCCAAACTGCTGCTGAGATGCTTCCGCAAGCATCCTATCTTTTGTTTCAATGAACTGATCGAAAGATATTTTACCAGCATTGAGCAATCCCTCTAATGCCATAAAATCTTTTGCAGTGCGCTCGGCTATCGTTTGAGTCTTTTTGTCGTACTTTTCGACAAGATCAAGCAAACGCTTGTCCTCTTTAAGCTTTTCTTGCTTAAGTCGTAACTGTTCCTCTTCGTATTCTACCTGAGTTGCTAGGCACTCTATTTCTTGTACTTGCAATTCATTCAAGCCAGCAAGGTCAGCTTTCATCGCAAGTGCCGCTGCATCACCTTCCTGTAGCTGCTCAAGACGAACTCGCAGTTTGTCCATCATGCGTTCATATTTGGCATCAAGTTGTTCTTGCAGCTTAACTTCTTCAGCAGTAATTCTGTTTCGCTCAGCATCTTTTTGCGCTGCTTCATCTGCTAATTTGTTTTGGCGTTCTTGCTCTTCAGTTTGTCTTTGTAAATACAAATTATAAGCTAATAAATTTTCTCTATTAAAAGCTTCAGCAGCAAACTGATCCTCTCTCATTTTGCCAACTAACTTCATTAATTCGACATTCCTCGACATTGCTTCAACAGCTTTTTCACTATTCGGCATCCCAGATGGCTGACCAAAAAATTCACCAGTTCCACCTCCCATTGCTTCGAAACGTATTCTATCAATTGCTCTCGTAGCCATTCCTAATGCACTAATGTCTCCAAACATCCAACGTGACCAAGTTGGTGTCGTTGATGGCTTTTCGCTGCTAGTAGCCATTTTCATTAATTTTGAAGTCGTCTCAATTAATTCAGTTGTTTTTTCAATTCCATTAATTAAAAATTCTTTCCAAGCAATAGATATTGGTTCAATGGCTTCACCCATCCTAGCCATAGATTCTTCCCACTTGGAAGCAAGCAGTGCTGCCTTCCCGGCAACAGTTCCCATTATTTTTTCACTAACGCTACCAAATGTTCCAGTTTTGTTAGTAGCATTTTCTAATGCCTTTGCTACCATATCAAAGCTAATTTTTCCTTCTTCCATTTCCTTTTTGAGGATTGGAATACTTTTACCAGTATCTATAGCAATTTGGTTTAGAGGATTCCATCCTGCGTTAACAGATTGGATCAATTCTTGACCCATCAATCTAGTATTGCCACGCATTTGGGCTATGGCATTGCTAAGGTTTGCAAATCGCTCAGCGTTACCTGCGGTTATGATTCCGATCTGCTTGATAGCAGGAACAACATCCCTTGCGGAAAAACCATAAGCCATCATGTTTTTAGCTGCATCAGCAGCAGCTTTGAATCCAAGCGGCATTTGCCTTGTCAATTGACGAATATCTGTTATTAACTTAGAGCCCTGAATATCAGATCCGCTAATTGCTTGCAAAATTGATTCAGTTTGCTTAAGTGCTATATTTGCCTTGTCTGCCTCAACTGTAAGATTGTAAATCTCTCTTGCACTTGCAACAGCAGCAATAGCACCTCCAGCTTTTGCAATCATTCTTCCTGTAAATCCACCAAAAAATCCTCCGCCAGATCCTGATGATCCAGAAGACTGCTTGTTCATTTCATTCATCTGGTCACGGAGGGCACGCATAGTCTGCACTATCTTTGTGCGGAGTATGTCTTCCTCGCTTCCAAGGACTCTAGATGCTGCTGCAATGCTGTGGTATTCCTTGCGAAGCAATTCGTATTGATTACGCAATTGATCCACTTTAGGCGTGTGCCTATCAATCAACGCAATAGCTTCTTTGCGCCGTGCTGCCAATTCCTTGTCAGCATTAGCCTCCATCATTTTTGCTCTGGCGAGCTTTAATTCTGCTTTGTATTCTTCTTCAGTTAAAAGATTAGCACGCTTAAGCTCGTACAAGCTTGCACGCTCTTGTGCAAAAATATCAGTAGCAGTCATCCGTTTCTTAAAAATATCTGCCGCTTGCTGTTCAAGCTTAATTAGCCTATTTAACTCATCCTCCTGAGACTTCATATTGGCTAGGTGCTTTGCTTCGCCGCCAGTGACCCAGTCAAGCTGTTTGTACATACGCTCAAGGGCGTCATTATATCTTTGCAACTCGGACGTTTGTCCAGCCATTTTAAGCTGGGACATTGACTGCTCTAGCTGCCGTATCTCATGCTCCACTCTTTCAACCTGAGTTCTGGTTTTATCAAATGCCCTTTCTGCTTGTTGCTCAAAACCAATTAGCCGCTGAAGCTCATTTTCTTCAGCCTTCATGGCATCAATGCGTTTCTTCTCCGCACCGGTAACATTGTCATAACGCTGGTAAAGGCGAGTCATGACTTCTTCTAGATGCGATAAGTCAGCTTCCGGCTTTTGCGTCCGGATTGAGTTCAACGCCTTGTCAAGCAGATTGATCTCATCCTCCAGCCTTTCAGCAGGATTCTGAGCCTCACGGAACATGCGCTGAATTTTTTGAAACTCTCCTCTGGCTAGCGTTGCGCCACGCACTAGCCCAGATGCGTCAAGACCTAGAGTAACTTTGTAGTTATTGATGGTCGTCATTGAGAGTAGAGCCCAGCTAGCTTCTGTTCCACGGCAGCAATGTCTTCAGTACGCTTTTGAGGTCGCCATGCCCACGATGGAGGCATAATGTCCTCAAGTTGGATCACATAATCCTCTGCTCGCTCACCAGCCTTAGATGCAACCAGGAGACTTATCAGGTTGATTAGCCTTGCGAGCAAGTATTGCTCGTCGCCCCAAGGCTCCAATCTGTAATAAGATTCCCAGTTACGATATGTCTTCTCGTCAACCGTCGCAAGCCACTGCTCGGGTTCAATCTCCAAGCCACGCCGGAGAACGACCCGATGAGCCAGCATTAGCTCTGGGTTGAGTCGAAATCTTTTGGGTCTACGGTTGTATCCACATTGAGCCCGCAAACGTCTGCAATAGCTCCAAGTAGAGGGCCGCTGATGTGAGTAGGTGCGTTACGCCAAACAGTAGCATCTGCAAGAGGTGCTTTTGTCTCCGGATCGCATACGCACTGGGCTAGGAAACTGGCATCTAATCGTAGGCTGTCAAGGCTACCGTCAGACTTGCGAGCACTAGCATAGACCTTAGACTTTTGGTTAAGGTCCAAGCCCTTGATTAGATAAGTGTCGCCATCGACAACTTTTTCAACAGACATTACAGACTTAGATTTCAGTTTCTCTAGCAGATTACTCATCATCATCGCTCCAAAATTCTTCTTCTTCAACCACAGGCTCGGATACGGGCACCGAGTCAACATACTTTACCTTGACCGATTTTTGCTTGGCGCATTGCTCAGCAATAACCGGCACAAGTTCTTTTGGCACTCCAACCAAAGGCAAAAAGTAACCTGACTGGTGCGTCAGGTAACCACAGTGCGTCCAGTTTTCAGTGTCATCGTTCCAGATATAGACTTTGTCCTGACCCATTGAACGCATCACGGTTCCGTAATGCGTTTTCTTCGGGACAACAAAGTCATCAAGTCGAAGCTTAATCAAGATTAAGACCCTCTGGTGTAACTCGGTCCAGAATCTCCGTCGAATTTGAACTTGAGTGAACCTTTTTGCACTTGACCATTTTGTAGGTCAGGTAGCTTAAAGCTGGTCACAATACCAGTTCCGGTGAAGGTGGCACCGGTCGTGGTCGTTTGGGTGCTGACTACTGGAAAAGTGATTGTAGCAGTATCTACCGATCCAGTTACAGTCACCGCAGTTGCAGCAGCATTGAAATTATAGGTTACCGTCAATTCTGGGGTAGCCTTCAAATCGCTGGCAATCATTTCCTGAAAGTCAGACGTTCCAAGCGTGCTAACATCCAGCATGTCCAAAGTGATTTCACCAATCGTAATCGACTCAACCTTCAAACTTGCCGCAGCAGTTTGGGTCGTGAGAGTGAAGGTTGCTCCATTGCCAGTATCTCCAACCAACGCCATAGCTAACTCCTTAGCCAAAATACCATAATGTCGAACGTAACCACATGCCGCTGATTGTCGCCACCTGCTACGTCTTCGTTGACGTATTCACGGCGACCATCATCCATCATCACGCTCCGAATGTTTAAATTGGTGTAAACACCTTTTAGCTTGTCCATATCTGACCAAATGATTGAGTCCGCTATACTACGAGCAAGTTCCGCAGTTGAGGCAAAGCAATCAAAGATCAGTCTGGTTTGTACTATGCCACTTAGTCCATCAATTGAATGTTCGTATATTTCGCTGAGAACCGCAATTGTAACGCATGACTGAGTCTGCGATGTTGACTGCGGAATCCGACTAGCGTAAATGCGTTGCCCAATAAGATCGGTTACTGCCGTCTTAGTCAGCAAGTAGTTGCGGATTGTCTTGATTACATCAGCCATCAAAGATTCTTCATCATCTGGTCAAGCAAAACTTTAACTTGAGCTTTCATTAACTGCTGCTGTTCGTTTTTGGTTTCATCAAAAGCTTGGACAATAAAGTTCCGCATAGCTTTCTTTTTGAATCCTTGGTCGTCTCCCCAATACCATACATCACGACCATTCTTACCGGCGTTAAAATATGCTTTATTGCCTTTAGGCCAGGATGGGCCAATAACTGCAACACCTTTGCGACTGTACTTACGCACGACTCGCCCAATAGTCGTTTTCAGTTGCGTTTCCCAGTCTACTTTGCCGTACTTGTTGTGCTTTGTCTTGCCACGCTTTAGCCATTTAGCCCATGGTGGCTCAACGCCATAGCGTTGATACCAAGAACGTTTGGCACTGTTACCAGTTTTTACGCCATCCCAACAAAGCTGGCGAGCACGACGAATTACAGGACCGCTGGCAGCAGTCAGTGCCTTATCAAACAGCTTAAATCGGTCAATGCGATCATCCATGTTGAGCATGCGTGCAAGCTCTGCATCAACTGGAATGTCCATCTTAATGTCTAGTTTGTTAGCCATTAGGATTTGCAGTGCAATTCAAGGTATCGTCTACCGCCATCAACAGGACGTACAAACACAATGCCATAGGTTTCAGAGTTGTACTGGATTCGCATTTCCGGCGTGATGCCGGTACGGTAATGAATCGTAAATATGCCTTTAGTTCCAGCATCAACTTGCTTGCCTCTAGCTGTCTCTTGCCCAGCAACAGGATCAAAAGCAGCAGGCTCATCTTTGTATTTATCAGACCAAGTTGGCGTAACGTCCCCAGCATCGGAAATAGTTTCCGTCAATTGCTGAATCGTTATGCGATCCCGCAATGATCCAAGCCTAAACTTGCTGGGCCGGTAGCTCACGGATAGTTACTCCGCATAAACTTGGTCACTAATGCCTCGTAGGCTCGCTGGTCGTTGTTGCGGTCATTGTCGCCACGATTGGCATCAAAGTAATAACCAACTAGCAGTAGCATCGCTTGCTTTGCAATAGCCGGAACGAGGTATGATTGTGCATAGCCAGCAACGTAAGTGATCGTAATGGCATCCCAGCGATCAGATACAGCGGGCCATACTTGCAAATTCTTGAGCCTGACCGCTCGACATGATTGGTCAAGATCGTAAACCGAGGTGCTCAAAGTTTGCAGTACATCGCCGGAATCGTAGTATTTAACATGCGTGATGGATTGCACCGG